TGTAAGGGCGAGCCTCAAAGGGGGGAGGCTCGCTTCACCGATGAGCATAGAGACAACCTTTCAAGCTGTCAAGACACTATTTAACAAAACTAACAAAAGACCTAAAAGCGCCTTATGTTTCAGCGACTTAGTGACCACCACCATGTTCAATAATACGAGTGACGAGCTGATCGGCGGCGCTGTGATATGCACCGGCGCCGCTAAGATCGACGCTCCAATCGACATGATGAACGGTGACGCCGTGAGAGCTCGCGTCAGCGAGGACGTCGATGTACGCCGCCTCAAGCGCCTCGGTGTACTCGTGGTCGGTGCTCAGCGCTTCACCGCTTCTTGATCGCTTGGCGCGACGTTCGGCGCAGACGTCGAGCGAGGTGTTGAGCCAGAGCACGTCTGTCGGCGGCGCGAGCGTCTCGGTGAGCACGTCATAGAGCTCGACGAACACGCTGTACTCGTGAGCGTCGAGGCGACCAACAGCATGGTTGGCTCTCGCGAACGCGAGGTCGCCGTAGATCGAGCGGTCGAGCCAGATGGGGCCGACGTGTCGGACGTCGTGAGCGGCCTTGAGGAGCCTGGTGCGTTGGACGATCGAGTCCACTTGTACAGCGAGGGCGTATCGGTGAGGGTCGACAAAGTACGAGGGGAGCATGGGCGACATATACTCGTCGACATAATGTCCGCTTGTGTTGCGTCTGATCCATCGCCCCAACGTGCTTTTACCTGCGCCGATACCGCCTTCAATGGCGATGAGGGGGTGTTTGGGTGTGATCTGTGTCTGTCTGTGTGTGCTCATGTGATACGCTCCTCGGTGTACGCTGTAAGCACTAACACACCACAGAGGGGGTCTTGTGGGCTGGAACACGCACAAACCGACGCGCCGAGCCGCTGAGAAGCCGTATCTTAGGCAACGTCGCCTCAGCGAAGCGGAGCAAAAAGCGAAGGACGCGAGCAGAGAGGCACAGCGCACCGGCGCCGACGCAGAGGCGCTCGTCGAGTCGATCGCTCAAGAGTATGAGCGCGCAGGGAGGGCGCACCTACGAAAGCGCTATGAGCCGTACAGGCGCATCGGTCGTGTGATGAAGGGCGGTACATTCAAGGCAGTGAACATCGGCTCAAGTGGGCCGGACTTTGAGCTGTGGTTGCGCGATGGGCGAGCCGGGCTCATCGAGGTCAAGAGTCGTAAGGCCGCTCGTGTACCGTTGGCCGCTGTGGGCGACGCTCAGTCGCTCGCGCTGAGACGCTGTGCCGAGTGGGGTCACCTCGCGCTCGTGCTTGTGAGGCTTGAACACGAGTGGTTCTTGCTTGACTATGCGGCGTGGACACACCATAAAAAGAGATCGCTGAACCGCACCGACCTCGCCACACAGGGCGCGCAATGTCCTGTCGACGCGCTAGGTCGCCCAGACTTCCTCAGCGTACTCCCTACAGCGCAACATAAGGCGCGCTGTTATCTTGAGAGCCTCCCCCCACGAGGCGCGTATGAGCTCGATGATGATGAGCTCGACGTAGACTGACACACCCTAGACAGGAGACACGATGCACAGACCAAGCGCTGTCGCTCTCTACGGCGACGGCATAGGACACGTGACCCTCGTTCACCACAGCGGCGACGACTTGAGCGCCGTGAACGCGGCGCGAGTATCGTTCGGCGCGGAGCGTAAGAAGCTCGACGCCAAGGACGTTAAACTGCTCAACTATCTCGCCGAGCACAACCACACGAGCCCCTTTGAACACTGCTCAGTGACCTTTCGCGTGAAAGTTCCGCTGTTCGTCGCTCGCCAGTGGATGAGACACCGTACACAGAGTTTCAATGAAATCTCGCGTAGATACACCTCGGTGAACATCGAGCTGTGGACACCGAGCACCTTACGCAAGCAAGCTGAGAGCAACCGACAAGCGAGCGAGGGTGTCTGTGAGAACACCAACGCCTCAGCGATCTATGAGGCGTCGCAGATGAACGCGCTGAGAGCGTATGAGGCGCTGATCGACGCTGGCGTGTGCCGTGAACAGGCTCGCGCAGTGCTCCCTCAGTCGATGTACACCGAGTTCATCGTCACAGCTAACTTGTTGAATTGGCTCAAGTTTATTGAGCTCCGTACCCACGAAGGCGCACAGCCGGAGATCGTCGAGGCCGCACAAGCGATCCGATCTACGTTGCTCGCCCTCTACCCACACACCGCCAGAGCATGGTTTCACCGATGACGACAAAGCACACAGACCCACAACGAGAGGCGATGGGCGCCCTCAACTTCAAACAGTCATACGCACGATACGACGCCACAAAGAAGCGCCGTGAAAACTGGGGCGAGAGCGTCGAGCGCGTGATGGCGATGCACCGAGAGCATCTTGGGGAGCTCGCTGATGGTCTCTCAGAGGAGCTTGGGCTCATCGAGCAAGCGTACAAAGAGCGCCGCATCTTGGGCTCACAGCGCTCCCTCCAGTTCGGCGGTCACGCGATCCTCGACAAGCACCCACGAAGCTACAACTGCACGTCGTGCTATGTCGATGATACTAAACGCTTTTCTCAAGCGCTGTACCTGCTTCTCTGTGGCGCCGGTGTGGGCTATAGCGTCCAGCGCCACCACGTCGCACAGCTCCCCAACGTGATCAGCGCCCCGGCGCTCTCAAAGATGCCACAGAGCACGTATATCATCGAGGACACGATCGAGGGGTGGTGCGACGCGCTCGACGCGCTCGTCTCGGCGTACTTTGGGCTCAGCGATCAGCTCCCCTCATTCAGCTTTGAGCTCATCCGTCCGGAGGGAGCGGCGATCTCATCGTGCGGTGGCAAAGCGCCTGGGCCATATCCGTTGAGGGTGATGTTGAGTGAGGCCGAGCGTCTCTTGCGTTCTCGCGTTGGTCAGCCTCTGCGCCCTTGCGACGCGAGCGACCTCATGTGTATCGCGGCTGACTGTGTGCGCGCCGGCGGTGTACGTCGATCAGCGCTCCTGTGTATGTTCTCGCCGGACGACGAGGACATGATCGCGTATAAGAGCGTCGATCAATGGTGGGCGACGCACCCATATCGCGCTCGCGCTAACATCTCCGCGATGATCGAGCGTAGCGACCCAAAGGCGACGCAGTACTTTGAGGCGATCTTCGAGAAAACGCGAGCTTACGGCGAGCCGGCGACCATCTGGTGTGAGTCCACCGAGGTCGCCTACAACCCTTGCGTCACAGGCGACACGCTCGTCACGATGGCAGACGGCACGACAGCGCGCATCGACTCTTTTGTCGGTGAGCGACGAGAGATCGCGATCGACGCTCGCTTTGGTAAGGGGCGCTCAGCGTGGACAACCGACGAGGGCGCGTTCGTGACACGTGAGCGCGCTGAGGTGTTCCGCTTGACGCTTGACAGCGGACACAGTGTGCGTCTGACCGCTGACCACCAGGTGATGACGACGGAAGGGTGGGTCGCGGCGAGCAACCTCAACGAGCGCTCAGTCGTCCATGTTGAGGGTGGGGGGATCGCTCGCTTCGTGTCGCTGATCTCAGAGGGGGAGGAGACGGTGTACGACCTCACACAGCCAGACACATCGAGCTTTATCGCCAACGGCGTCGTCGTCCACAACTGCGTTGAGATCGGCATGGTTCCGCTCTTGATCCGCGACCCACAGGGGGAGGTGGTCGACGAGTACAGCCGCGATCTGCTCGACCCTTCACGTCGCCATCAGTGGCGCGCTAAGGGGTACACGTTCGAGACAGCGTTCCAGTTCTGCAATCTGACAGAGGTCAACGTCGCGGCGTGGACTAGTAAGCGTGAGGCATACGAGGCGGTTGAGCTCGCGACGATCTTGGGGTGCATTCAAGCGAGCTACACGCTGACCGATGATGACTATCTCGCCGGCACAGCGACAAAGGCGATCTTGGAGCGCGAGTACCTGTGCGGCGTGTCGCTGACCGGCTTGGGCTCGGCGTCGCCGTTTGCGCGTGATGACAAGTTCCTCGCGGCGCTCGGCGCCTACTCTGCCGACGTCGCAAACAACTACTTTGAGCGATGTGGCTTGAAGAAGGCGCCAGCGAGGGTGACTTGCGTCAAGCCAAGCGGCAACGCCGCAGTCTTGCTCGGTGTATCGAGTGGCGTTCACGCCGAACACGCCCCTCGGTTCTTACGCCGTATGCAACAGCCGAAGAACAGCCCCATCGTGCAAGCGTTCGCTGAGGCCAACCCACAAGCGGTCGAGGACTCGGTGTGGTCGGCGCTTGGGACGGACTACGCTGTGAGCTTTGCGATCGAGACGCCACCAGGCGCTCGACTCAAGACCAACGAGACGGCGGAGGACTTCTTGCGGTGGGTGAGCGCCGTTCAAGGTGGGTGGGTCAAGAATGGTACACTGCGCCCAGAGAGCGTCGAGGGCCTGACGCACAACGTCTCGAACACGTGCGTCGTACATCCGCATGAGTGGGACGACGTTAAGAGGATGCTCTTGATGTACCGCTCGCAGTTTGGCGGCGTGTCGTGCCTCTCAGCGAGCGGCGACTACGACTACCCACAAGCGCCGTTTCAGCGTATTTTCGAGCCACAGGAGATCGAGGAGACCGATCCACACCGAGAGGCGAAGATCGCGGCGTGGGAGCTGTGGAACAAGCTTCGTGAGTCTCACGTCGAGATCGACTACGACGCGATCATCGAGGAGGACGACAACACCGAGCTCATGGGCGAGGTCGCTTGCGCCGGTGGCGCGTGTGAGCTGACCCTCTAGGCTTAACAGCCGTCGAGGGCGGCGACGAGGGCGCGGTAGGTCTTGAGACGTTGTAAGACTCGCTCGGCGTAGTCGCGAGCGCGCTTGCCGGCGCCGGCGTAGCGCTCAAGGGCGCGTCTCTCAGAGGGCGACGTGGTGACGTAGTGGTCGAGCGCCTTGAGGCTCGCCTCGATGTAGTCGCACTTTCCCTTCTTAGGACACCAGTACTTAGGGAGCACTTGCATCGGCCCTTGTGCGCCGCTCCCTTTGTGGCGAATGTGACGAAAGCGCGTCTCCTCAGCGGCGACGGCGAGCGCGAGGAGCTCGATGTGCTCGTTGTCGGTACGCTCGGCGGTCTGCACGACCTGCTCGCAGACGTTGAGAGCGCTCTTAAACTGATTGACTTGTGACGGCTGGAGCGTCGGATAAATTGTCATAACGACGACAAGACAGATGTCCATACGTGTTAGTCTCCTGTGAGAGATGAAAAGGGAGGTCAACGTACATGAGCATCGTACTCGCGTCAAGCCCACAAGAGCGACGTGCTTTGAGCGCTGTTTCGCCTGTATTTTTCGACACTTACTACTGCGGAATGAGGTTCGCTGAACATCGTAAGACGTGGTTTAGTCGCTTTGATAAAGCGTGGCAAGTAGCGAAAGAGACTAAGGAAAAAGGCCGCTTGTTGGTACTCGCCCCTCGTGATCATGGAAAAACTGAGGCGGCGATCACGTATGCGGTCAGGGCGATCTTGCTCAATCGAAACGTCCGCATCCTGTGGATATGTGAGAGCGCGGCACAGGCGGAGAAGCGTATGAGGCGCGTCAAGGCGCTCTTACGAACAGAGCGAGTCATCGAGGACTGGGCGAGCGATCCGGCGAGCGGGTGTACGCCACTTGAGAGCGAGGACGCGCCTTGGACGCAGACTCAAGTGTACGTCCCACGTCAGCTTGAGAGCGTCGATCCTACGCTGACCTCGATCGGCTCTGGTGGCGCTGTGACCGGTGCTCACTTTGATCTGATCCTTGCGGATGACCTTGAGTCGGACACGACGACGTACACAGCGAGCCAACGCGACAAGACTAAGCGGTGGTTTAGAGCGACGGTGCTTCCGATGCTCACACGAGGTGGGCTGATCGTCTGTATCGGTACTCGCAAGCACTACGGCGACCTCTACGGCGACATCCTCAACGATCCCTCATGGAGCGTTCTTGACGATCCAGCGATCATCAAGTGGCCTACGTCGCACCGCTTCATCATGGAGGAGCGCGACGGACGAGAGATCATCACCGACGTCGCTGTTGAGGGTGACTCACAGGTGCTGTGGCCGGAGGAGAGGCCGATCAAGTACCTGCTAAGAGAGCGTCGTTCGATGGGCTCACAGCTCTTTGCGCGTGAGTTTCAGAACCAAGTACAAGACGACTCAGCGGCGGCGTTCCGATACGAGTGGCTTGAGAGCGCGAAGAAGCGCGGCGCGAACCTCTCGCTGTAC